CTTTAGAACATTACATTCATTAGCATATGGTTTAGCTAGTTTAAAGAAAGAGCGTGTTGTTAACACCGCAGACTACAAAGAATTTGGTAGCAAGAATGGTCTTACTATTAAACGCGCCGCACACAGTAACGCTGATGGATTGTTTGATTCAGACAACGCATATTTAAGTTTAATCAACAAAGCTAGAGTCTCTATGGTCGATGTCATGACTATTTACGACCGTAATGAGCACTTAGTGGACGTAGAGAGGGATGTTTTGTACCTATTAGACCATGAATACACTAAATTTAAGCAAGAAAAAGGCATGTATGATTACAACGACATGCTGCAAATGTTCGTTGACAAAGATTTATCACCTAAGTTTGACGTATTGTTTATTGATGAGGCACAAGACTTAAGTCCGTTGCAGTGGACCATAGTTAGGAAGATGTGGAACAACTCTGACAAGACTTATATTGCTGGTGATGATGATCAAGCTATTTTTAAATGGGCCGGTGCAGACGTGGATCATTTCATTGCGTTAAAAGATGAAGTAGATTATGTAAAAACTTTAGATAAATCTTATCGTGTGCCACCAGGACCAATTTTTGAATTAGCACAAAGTATACGTTCACGTATTACTAATAAATATAATAAAGAATACAAACCAAAAGACGGACAGTCCGGTGAACTTAGTTATCATAGTGACGTCACTGATGTTGATATGTCAGAAGGTGAGTGGTTAGTGCTAGCCTCAGCGCATCATTTCTTTGAACCTATTGGGGAACATTGTGAAGATAACGGTTGGTATTATAGAAACTCTAGAGGTAAGAACGCGGCACCAGTAGAGCTTGTACAGGCCATACAACGTTGGGAACGCTGGCGCAAGGGCGGTGAAATAGAAACAATTTTAATTAAAAACATCTATAATTATTTGGGAAATAATGTTACTATGGGATATAGAAAGGCGAATACATTAAATAAAGAAGGTAGCTATACACTTGAAGACTGCATCGCGGAACACGGATTAAAAACAAACGCTGTTTGGTATGAAGCATTTAACGAACTGGATAACTATACGGAAAATTATATAAGAGCAATGTTAGCACGTGGAGAAAACATTTTAGAAACACCTCGCATTATTTTTAAATCAATACATGCAGCCAAAGGTGGTGAAGCACAAAATATTTTATTATTACCTGATGTAACTAAAGCAAGTTTAGATGCAGCTGAACATGATCCTGATGATGCTCATAGATTATTTTATGTTGCAGTGACTAGAGCAAAAGAAACATTACATATTATTGAACCGGCAAGCTATGAGAGGAGCTACCCTTATGTCTAAAAAATATGATCCAGTGGATTATCCCGAACATTATAACAAAGGAAATGTAGAGTGTATTGACGCGATAAAATCGTGCCAAGGTATTGGTTTTAAATACTATTTACAAGGCTCAGCAATTAAGTATATTTGGAGACATGAACACAAAGGTAAGCCGATTGAAGATTTGGATAAGGCAATTTGGTTTTTAACTAAGTTGAAAAAAGAATATGAATAGACCATTGCAAGTGCCAATGAATTTTAGTCCGGAGACAGAGTGGGTCGTACCACCAATGCCAGATTTAAGTGAGCATACTGAAATTGCTATTGACTTAGAAACTAGAGACCCAAACTTAATGACTATGGGTTCTGGGTCGGTACGTAAAGATGGCGAGGTTGTAGGCTTTGCGGTAGCAGTAGAAGGTTGGAAAGGATATTTTCCTATTGCCCACGAAGGTCAAGGTAATATTGATAGAGCTATTGTTATTGATTGGATGCAGGAAGTTTTAAATACACCAGCAACAAAAGTTTTTCACAACGCTATGTACGATGTGTCGTGGTTACGTTCAATGAACTTTAATATTAATGGTAGGATTGTTGACACTATGATTGCAGCAAGTTTAGTCAACGAGAATCGTTTTAGTTTTACATTAGATTCTATTTCTAAAGAATACATTGGTATGGGTAAAAACGAAAATGTTTTAAAGGATGCAGCAAAACTATGGGGTGTTAATCCTAAAGCGGAGATGTGGCGACTGCCAGCATTAGTTGTCGGTGAGTACGCAGAGCGTGACGCTGAGATAACTTTAAAGTTATGGCAAGCGATGAAGCATGAACTAACACAACAAGATTTGTGGGACGTGTTTAATTTAGAAACAGATTTGTTTCCATGTTTAATTGACATGAAGTTTAAAGGTGTACCAGTTGATTTAGAACGTGCTGACACAATTAAAAAAGATTTCGTTAAGCAAGAAAAAGAATTACTACATTTAATAAATCAAGAAGCCGGTTTTGAAATTGAGATATGGGCGGCAGCTTCTATTGCGACAGCGTTTGATAAATTAAAACTACCTTACGATAGAACTGATAAAGGTGCGCCAAGTTTTACTAAAGGTTTTTTAGCATCGCATCCGGAAGGTACAATGGCTAGACGAATTGCTGAGGCACGAGAGATAAATAAAGCACATACAACTTTTATTGATACAATTATTAAGCATGAACACAACGGCAGAATACACAGTGATATCAATCAGATACGGTCTGATTCAGGTGGTACTGTAACTGGTCGTTTCAGCTACAGTAATCCGAACCTACAGCAAATACCAGCACGACACAAGACCATTGGTCCAATGATTCGATCTATCTTTGTACCGGAACGTGGTTGTACCTGGGGCTGTTTTGATTACTCGCAACAAGAACCGCGCATCGTGGTACACTTCTCTTCACTATTAAAGTTAGATGGTTCATCTATGATTGTAGATCAATATAAAAAAGGGGAAGCAGACTTTCACCAGATGATTGCAGACATGGCCGGCATCGAACGTAAACAAGCCAAGACTATTAATTTAGGTTTAATGTATGGCATGGGTAAAAATAAACTTATGGGTGAATTAGGTTTACTCAAAGACGCTGCCGAAAAATTAATTAAAACTTACAATGCTAAAGCACCATTTGTAAAAATGTTAACTGAAGCGGTAATGCGTAGAGCAGAAGACAGTGGTAAGATTAGAACTATCGGTGGTCGTATTTGTCATTTTGATATGTGGGAGTCAACACAATTTGGTTTAAACAAACCATTGAAATATGATGAAGCCATCCGGGAGCACGGACCGGGGATGATTAAACGTGCCTTTACCTACAAAGCATTAAACAAATTGATTCAAGGTAGTGCTGCGGACATGACTAAGAAATCTATGTTAGCGTTATACAAAGAAGGCATCATACCCCATATACAAATTCATGACGAACTAGATATATCAATCAAAGAACCAGCGGAGGCCGAAAAAATAATTCAGATTATGGAAGACGCTGTTACATTAGAAGTTCCAAACAAGGTAGATTATGAATCGGGTAAAAACTGGGGAGAGATTAAAGGATGAAGTGTTGGAGTTGTAATCACGAATTAATATGGGGTGGTGACCACGACACTGAGTGGGAAGACAACGATGAGGAAGAACATATGATTATGACAAACTTATCATGTCCTAACTGTACAGCGGTTGTAATTGTCTATCATGGAAACAAGTAAACAACAAAAAGGTATTCGTGCCGAGTTGTTGGCCGCAATCGATTTCTTAGGACAGCCAAATACGCATGTCTATTATGATTTAGGTGGTAAGGGTCCAGCGGATATTATTGTCGTGAATAGTAGAACGGGGACCGTGGATTTGTATGATGTCAAGACAAAGAGTTATCGAATGCAACGAGGCAAAATGACTATGATTCATAGAACTAAAAACAAGTCAGCTAAAAACTTAGATGTAAAAATACTGTATGTCTGACATCCAAGATGAACGCCAGACACATAAAGGTGAAGAATCTATTAAAATAAAGTAAAATAAGCTCTTGTCAAATAAAATAAGACGACTATATTATCCCATAGTATAACACAACAAGGAGAAATAAATGCCTGATATAAGTAAATTTAAATCGGTATCCGTATCATCAACAACTCACGGAAAACTTGAAGAAATGGCTAAAACTAGGTTTGAAGTACCGGTTAGCATTCAAAAAGTAATAGATTTTTTAATTAGTCAAGAAGTTGAAAAAAATGGAAAACGACGAACTGGTTAAAACAATATGCCCGCGCTGTAATGGTAACGGGTATATTCGAATAGCACCTGTGATTGCTGGCGTCTTTGATAAGCCCACTGAACACGATTGTCCTATGTGTGAAAATCAATTTGATAATATTGGTATGCGGGTAGCAACACACAATGGTTATGTGATGTTGCCTAAAAGTCAGACACGTATTAATATAGAAGGTGGTCGTGAATCAAAAACTAAATGGTCCGGCGAGACTTTACCGGAAGTAGGTAAATAATGCCATTAAACCCCGAGGATGAATACGGATGGTAATAAAATATAAAATGGATGCTTTAGATTCTAAAGACTTTGCTTTTTTGCAAGAATATATAACCGATGATCCAAGTATAGCTTGGCAAAGGTTTCCTATGTATAGTTTTTTGCCAAAGGACGAACCAGCTGAAAACCATATTGAAAAAATATTACGCGCACTTACTCCAGGTAAAGAACACATTGAGTATTGGTTTCGTTGGAATGATCAATCAGATTGGCATGTTGATGGAGATGAAATTTTGTTTAAACAAAAAATGAAACCCAAACAATCAATATTAGATAAAAAAAATCAACTGGATTATAATCCTGAAGACCCAAATTCTAGTCGAGTAGCGAGAACTACAAACATCCTTTACTTAAGTATACAGAATATTATTGGTGGTGAATTACAAATATGTACTTCACATCCATGGGACGGCAAATATATTTTAAATAATAAACACGAACCGCCGCACGGGGCTAAGGTTACAACTATTAGACCTTTTCAGAACATGGCAGTGCAGTTCCCTTCTAATTTGTATCATCGCGTAAAAAACTTTATTCCTAAGTTAGAAGGGTTTCCTATGAAACGTCTTGTTTTAGTATGGTGTTATTGGGACCATCACCCACAAGGTTATAAGGATCATAAACATTGGAAATTAACTAAAGACCTTAATTTTGTACCGGCCAGAGGTTGGAGAGATTTTACTTTAATGACAGAGGGAGAATTATGACCGTTGATGGATATTTAATGTTTTTAACACGTTATGCAAATTTAAACAAAGCGTTAGAAAATGCAAAAGACGCTGGTATGAAACAAATATGGCAAAGAAAAATAGAACAACTAATACAGAAAGAAAAAAGATATGAAAACTAACATATGGGATTTAATTCCTTTAATAGCGTTATGTACTTTTATGACTTGCTTAGCAGTTATGGTTGTAAATTTAGTATTTATGAGTAAACTAGACAATACAATAGACACGATGTGGCACGAGATTGAACAGGTGAAGGAAACTAATATAAGTTTGTACCAATTCATTGAGGAACACGGAGATGACATTACAGGACGATAAAATTATGAGACGACACATTCCGAACAGGATGCCTACGGCGTTATTTACTTTGCCAATAGATGGTAGAGCAGTTACTGGTGAGATAAACTATATTCACACTGATACCGGTGTGGTGCCTATAGCTTTATGGATTAAGTTGGATAAAACCGATACTTATTTAGACAGAGAATTGAGAGCGTCTGGTAAATTAATTTCTAGGTGTTTTCAAAACGACGAATCATTAAAAGAATTAGTAGAAACGTTATCAGTAGATAATGTAATAGGTATAGTAGCTAATTATTTAGATAAAAATTTAGAAGATATTTTAATGGCGGTACAACCTACAAAAAAACAACGCATGCTGTCAACAGATCCGTATGCATCACAAATGAAGGAATAGTATGAGTGATCCTGAAGATGAATTAGAAATAGAATGGATTCCTGAAGAAGATGATTTTGTACCTTCTTATGAACCAGAAAATTTAGAAGAGTTTGACGCTAAAATACAAGAATTTAATTATTCTGATTTACCAGCGTTTATGGTAGATAAAATGTGCCAAAAAAAATTTGGTCATACTAATTGGGCCCGTATGGCCAATATTGAAATTAAAGATTTAATTATGAACCCTAGTATAGTCGATTACAATGAAGGGATTGTATATTTTAAAAACAGGAGATTAGTTTAAATGTCTAGAATACCAACCAGTGGCGTCTTGACGTGGAATGATATTCAAAATTCATTTGGTGGCTCAAATCCTATAGGAATAAATGAGTATTATACAGGCTCAAGTTTAGCCCCTTTTAGTCCGCTTAATTTGAATATTCCAACTAGTGGTCAAATAGAAGCAGCTGATTTTAGAGGCTCTGACGGTTTTAGTGGTACTACCGGAACATTTTCTTGCGGGAACAGTGGTGGTAAACTTCCTTCTGGTGGTTTTGATTATCCAAGTTATGGTTCCGATTTAGGTATGGCATTTACTACAGGCGGAGGCGTAAAAACCACGATCCATGCAGTAAGTGGTTTAGGAGGTATAGTTGGTCTTAGTTGTTGTACGGCTTCGCCAAACACACTAAACCAACTTTCGGCTGGAGCAAACCAAATAACAAGTAGTACTGTGACTATGTCCGGGGCACATAGTTTTTCAGGAACCATTAGTAATCCAGCTTCATCAGCTAATACAACTACCCCACCGGATTATAATGGTGGAACCGCCCAGAACAATTCTGTCCGACTTGCGTTTTATAATACAACAATGCCTAGTAGTGGAACTGTTAATATTTCAATTTCATGATTATTACTTGGAAATACACTGCCATTGATAATGTTGAGGTTCCGGTATTAACGGAAGACTTTGATTCTGGAATGGAAATAGAAACGTTTCAAGTAACCCACCAGTATGAACCAATTAACGCTGTCTTGTCTACTAAAACTTTTTGTGCGTATAAAGACCATCCTTATTTACACGCAATACAAGCTAAAGCTTTAGCTAAATTTAAAAAAGAATGGTTGATAGAACTAGGTTTTGATCCGGTGTCATGGTTGGTGTTAGACGACGGTACTATCGAAGAAAAAGGTAAAGTAAAAACACGAGCAGCAGTAGAAAACTGGCTAAAGCCTAACTCCACTAGCATATTATCAGCAACAGAAATAGAAGAAATATGATTTTTAACGTACCTTTTAAAGTTATAAATGTTGCTAACAAATTGCAAATATCAATTAGTGATGGTGCTAAATTTGGTCAACGTATGAAACGTGAAGGCCTTAATGAATTTGTTCAGGATACTTCCGGTAATTATTTAACACACACGCATCCGGAACACGATTTTTTAATTAAGTCTAATACTAATTATTTTTTACTTACTGGTAGTTTACAAATTAGATATGAATGGGACGAAACATCTGTGTTTCAAGATGAACATGTAGACACATACTTAGATTTATTAAAAACAAAACCGACCGGTTTAATTAATGTTGATAAACTAACTAGAGGCTCTGGTTTTTTGCAAAATGAAATTACTCAAGACTTTAGATTACCAACGTGGGGTACTTCACATCTAGACTATGAACCTTATTGCACTTCTGCTGAGGTAAAGATATTAGAAGATAACACAGTTATGTTATGTCCTATGCAACACGTAACCGGTTGGACGTTTGAACACATAGACATCATGCCAGGAGAGAAAATTGTCAGCAATAAAGTAGGTGAAGAGATGTATATTGTTTTTGGGCAAGAATGTTTTACCTATAGTACTGATGGTCAATGGACACGACATGTTATAGAAAAACACTCAACAAAGAAACAAGTGTCTCACGAATTAGAAATTAACAACGGCTCGGGGGATATGTGTACATTGGTGAGAATTTATAAAT